GATCCGTGACGATCGTAAGTTTATGACTATGCTTGAAGACTACTGGTTGCCTCGTCGTGAAGGTGGTAAGTCTACCGAAATCACTACACTTCCTCCAGGTCAAAACTTGGGCGAAATGGATGACGTGTTATACTTCCGCAAGAAGTTGTATGAATCACTAAACGTTCCTGTATCACGTCTTGAAAACGAATCAACATTTAACTTGGGTCGTGCTAACGAGATTACTCGTGACGAACTAAAGTTTAACCGTTTTATTAATCGTTTGCGTAAACGTTTCTCAGAACTCTTTATGGTTCTTCTTGAGCGCCAGTTGCTGCTAAAGGGTGTTATCACCAAAGCAGAATGGAAAGAGATGAAGTCAAAGATTTATTATGACTTCCTTGAAGACAATCACTTTACTGAGTTAAAGAATGCAGAAATCTTCCGTGAGCGTTTGTCAATGCTTGCTGAAGTAGATCAGTTTGTTGGTAAGTATTATTCTGTTGATTGGGTTCGTAAAAACGTCTTAATGCAAACAGAAGATGAGATTGAAGAACTTGATGATCAGATGGCAATCGAACAAGAAGAGATGGGCGACGATCTCGAAGATATGCCCGAAGAATAATAGTTTTATAAATATAATCGTAATAAATTTAGGAGATAGTTATGTCTATCAAAGATATGGTAAATGATATTGCTTCAGGCAATCTCGCTAATGCTGGTAAGAAATTTCAAGATGAAATGATGGAAAAGATCCAAGATGCTGTAAACATCGAACGTGTTCGTGTTGCTACTAACTTGCTTCAACCTGCTGAAGAAGTTTGCGAAGAGTCAGTTCAGGTTGACGAAGAAACTCTAAATGAAGAAGAGTTGACCGATAAGCATGCAAAACAGGTAGCAAAGAAAATCGCTGCTTCACACAAAAACTTCAAAGTAACTTCTTTTGACGGTGAGCACTATGTTCATCACAAACACGATGAAGATGGTCACGAGCATGTCAGAGTTCATGCCCAAGACGGACACATCCATGTAAACCATAGTTATGGTATGGTTAGCGATGACAAAACAAAACACTCATCTGTTGATTCTGCTGTAAAGACTGGTATCAAAGCAGCACTAGGTAGTGACGCTCCAGAATAAGGAAACTATTATGAAAAGTTTTAAAGAATACGTTGCTGAAGGTACTGGTGCATCTGCGGATGAGTTAAAACCAAACGTTCAAAAAGACGATGAAACAAAAGCAATGGAACCAAAGGCAAAAGGCGAGAAAGAATTCGCTGACATGCACAAAGGCGACAAGAAAAAACATCCAGTAGCAGGCGATCATCAGTTTGATGGTTCCCGTGACGAAGTTAAGAAGTAAGGTAACTAAGAATGAAAGTATTAGGTACAGCAACAGCACTATCAACTAGCACAACTAAGTTTGATGCTGCCACAGCAGTTTATGTTTTCAATACTGATTCTTCTGCCGCTGCTATTACTGTGCGTAATGCTGCCGATGATGCTAATATTGGAACCATTTATGTTCCTGCTGGTAACGGCATTATTGTTGATCTTGTTTTAGGACAAGGTTTGCGTGGCGCTGCTACTATGTATGGCACACATATCGCATCAGGAGATTAAGATGAAACTTATCACTGAAATCACGGAAGAAATCAACTACCTTTCAGAAGCAAAGGAAGACGGTAAAAAGAACTACTTCATTGAAGGTGTGTTCATGCAGGGTGCTATCAAAAACCGCAACGGTCGTATGTATCCCACCGAAGTTCTTGAGAAAGAAATCGGACGTTATAACGAAAACTATATTCAGAAGAATCGTGCTTATGGAGAGTTAGGTCACCCAAGTGGTCCAACTATTAACCTTGAGCGTGTTTCTCATATGATCACTAAGTTGGAACGCAATGGCGACAACTTCATGGGTCGTGCTAAGATCATGACCGAAACTCCATATGGTGCTATTGTAAAATCACTTATGGACGAAGGTGCACAACTTGGTGTTTCTTCACGTGGTATGGGTTCTTTAAAGCAGAACTCTAAAGGTATCGCTGAAGTACAAAACGACTTTTATCTGGCGACTGCTGCTGATATCGTTGCTGATCCATCTGCTCCTAATGCCTTTGTATCAGGTATTATGGAAGGTGCAGAGTGGGTCTTCAATGAGGCAACCAACTCATGGCAGCAAATTGAAGCAGCAGATAAAATGCGTTCAGAGATGAAGAAGATGACAACAGAAGAGATTGAGGCAAAGAAGTTTGCTTTGTTCGAGCGTTTTATTTCTTCTTTAAGTAAGTAAAAGATTTATTTCTTATAAATAAAAAACAACAGAGATAACTTCAATAGGAGCAATCCAAAATGTCTGATAAAGAACTCGATCAAGAAGTTGTAGTTCAGGACGAAGCGCAAATCGAAGAAGCGAAAGCATCTTTTGAGGTAGACGCTGAAGTACCAGAACCAACAACTAAAGAAATGACTCCTCCAGGTGGTAAACCTGAAGATGAGGACAAGAACAAAAACCCAGAGCAAGGTTCATCTGTAAAACCTACTAAGGTTAAAGCAGTTAACAAAATTGTTGACGTTGTTAAGGGTATGAAGAACGAAGAAGTTCAAAAGTTATTGGCAATGCTAGAAGGCAAAGAAGAAGTTGAAGCAGAAGAAGTTGCTGAAACTATCAAAATGTCTGAGTTGCGTCAAGTAACTGCTGAAGACGTTGATGTAGCAGAAGATGTTGCAGCAATGTTTAAAGGCGAAGAACTTTCTGAAGACTTCACTGCTAAAGCAACCACTATCTTCGAAGCAGCAGTAGTATCTAAGGTTAATGAAATCTTAGAAAACGTTACTGTTGACATGGAAGCAGAAATGGAAGCAGCAAAAGAAGAAATCAAAGAAGAACTTGCAAAAGAAGTTGACGGTTATATGTCATACGTTGCAGAAGAGTGGGTTAAAGAAAACGAACTCGCTTTAGAGCAAGGTATTAAGACTGAGATCATGGAAAACTTCATGGCAGGTTTGAAAGATTTGTTCGTTGAAAACTACATTGATATCCCAGAAGAAAAAGTAGACTTTGTTGAAGAAATGGCAGCAAAGATCGAAGAGTTGGAATCACAGTTCAATGAGCAAGTTGAAAAGAACATCGAACTGAAGGCAGAAATTGCTGAGTCTGTAAAAGAAAAAACTCTTGCTAAGACTGCTGAAGGTTTGACTGAATCTCAAGCAATCAAATTGGCGTCTCTTGCTGAGGGCGTAGAATTTGAGGACGCAGAAACCTACGCTGAAAAACTTGAGACTATTAGAGAGTCATACTTCGGTGAAGAAGTAGATCTTTCTGAGGAAGTAAACATGGACGAAGAAACTGTTGAAGTTGAAGAGGAATCTTCAGAATCAGTAGTTGCTCCTGAAATGGCTTCTTATTTGAATGCTATCGCTAAGAGCATTAAAAAGTAATTTTTATAAATAATAAACATTAGGAAAATAACTCATAGGAGACCTATAATGGCACAAGATCAATTAGTTGCAAAATGGCAACCAGTTCTTGAGCATCCAGATCTGGAAAAGATTACTGATGCTCACAAGCGTGGTACAATTGCGCAATTGCTAGAAAACCAAGAGCGTTCTGCACGTGAGCAGGCACAAGGTTCTGGCGGTTACGGTGCACCTACCCTTTTGGGCGAGGCAGCACCTACTAACGCAATGGGCGCATCATCTTCAACCGCATCAGACGGTTCAGTAGACATCTTCGATCCAGTATTAATTTCATTGGTTCGTCGTTCTATGCCTAACCTGATTGCATACGACATCGCTGGTGTTCAACCAATGTCTGGTCCAACTGGACTTATCTTCGCAATGCGTTCACGCTACGAAGGTCAGGCAGGTGCTGAAGCAATGTACAATGAAGCAAATACTTCATTCTCTGCTTCTGACGCTGCTGGTACTCCAACCGATATCTTGGGTAACACCGTAGCAGATAACGTTGGCGGCGCACCTTACGATACTGGTTATAACGCATTTGGTGGTATGTCTACTGCTACTGCTGAAGCATTGGGTGGTGACGCAAACTCACACTTCAATGAAATGGCATTCTCAATCGAGAAAGTTGCAGTTACTGCTAAATCTCGTGCGTTGAAAGCAGAATACTCAATGGAATTGGCACAAGACTTGAAAGCAGTTCACGGTTTGGACGCTGAGCAAGAATTGTCAAACATCCTTTCTGCTGAGATCCTCGCTGAAATCAACCGTGAAGTTGTTCGTACTATCAACGTAACTGCTGTTGGCGGTGCTGATCAGGGCGACGTTACTACTGGTGGTACTTTCGACCTTGACACCGACTCTAACGGTCGTTGGTCAGTTGAGAAGTTCAAAGGTTTGATCTTCCAAATCGAGCGTGATGCTAACAGCATCGCTAAAGCGACTCGTCGTGGTAAAGGTAACATCATGATCTGTTCATCTGATGTTGCTTCTGCACTAAACATGGCAGGCGTTTTGGATTACACTCCAGCATTGAACAACAACTTGAATGTTGACGACACTGGTAACACCTTCGCTGGCGTTATGAACGGTCGTGTTAAAGTGTATATCGATCCATATGCAACTGGTAACTACTACACCTTGGGTTACAAAGGTACTTCTGCATTTGATGCTGGTATCTTCTACTGCCCATATGTACCACTACAGATGGTTCGTGCAGTTGGTGAGAATACTTTCCAACCTAAGATCGGTTTCAAGACTCGTTACGGCATGGTTTCTAACCCATTCGCTGACGGTGCTTCTGCTTCAACTCAAGGTGCGTTGACTGCAGACACTAACGTGTACTACCGTACTGTTAAGGTTT